TTGAAAGTCAAAAATGGATTGCACGGTTAAAAAATTTCGTCGGAACTCACCGAGCGGAACAACTGGACCGCTTGAAAGAACTGAAACGGTATTATCTGGCTGATAATAATATCAAGTATCGTGACGAGAAAAGCGATAAATACAGCGCAGATAATCGAATCGCGAGCGATTGGGCGAAATATATTACTGTTTTTGAACAAGGTTATATGCTAGGGAATCCGGTCGAGTACAAGAACGAAAACGCGGAGATTCAAAAGCAGATCGACCGGTTCAGCAAGCAAAACAACGAAAAGGACCACAACGTCGCGATTAAGACAGATCTTGCGATCTATGGCCGTGCTTATGAGCTATTGAACGCGTTTCGAGATGAAGACGGTTCGGTCTGGGTCAAGCTCTATCGTATGGATCCAGAGCAGACGTTTGTCATTTACGACGACAGTTACGAGCAACGTTCTTTGATGGCTATTAACTATTACTCTATAAGCTATGGAAACGGCCATAAACGCGATTTCGTTAAGGTCTATACTAGTAACGCAATTTACGAGTATGTGGACGATAACCAAGACACGGACACGCTTCATCTCAAGGATACGAGCGAGCATTTCTTTAATGGCGTACCAGTAAACGAGTTTAGCAATAACACGGACCGAACAGGGGCGTTCGAAGCCGTGCTTGACTCTATCGACGCTTACGATCTTTCACAGTCAGAGCTTGCTAACTTCCAACAAGACAGCAACGAGGCCCTTTTGGTGATTTCAGGGAATCCATTCACAGGGGTCGAGGATAAAGACTTTATGGAAGATGGTCGGATCAATCCAAATGGACGGCTTGCGGTATCTCAAGCGTTCAAAAAAGCAAAGATCTTGATCCTTGATGACAATCCGATTCCGGGCAGTTCAGCACCATCGGCGAATTATCTCGTTAAATCATACGACATGGCCGGAGCGGAGGCGTATAAAGAACGTTTGGTACAAGATATTATGCGCTTTACGTTTACGCCAGATACGACAGATAGCAACTTCGCAGGGACCCAATCGGGCGAGGCCATGAAGTATAAATTGATGGCGTCCGACAACTATCGCGGTAAGCAAGAGTTACTTTTTGAAAAAGGTCTAATGCGTCGTTTGCGTCTCGCTGTCAATATCTGGAAGATCAAGGGCAACGATTCCGACAATTACAACCTTATCAATCAGACCGATATCGTATTCACTCCGAACCTTCCGCAAAACAATAATGAAATGGTGGCAATCGTTAAGAATCTTTACGGCATTGTAAGTGAACAAACTATTGTCGAAATTCTTGAGCGCGTGACTGGAGTCAATGCTGAAACGGAATTGAAACGACTGAAGGAAGACACGGAAAAGGCGCTTGAAATGTTACCACGAATCACACAAGAAAACGAGGTAGCGGATGAACAAACTGAAGAAGCTGACAAGCCATGATGAATACTGGACGGGACGCGCTCGAGAAATATTCGAGTACGTTGACCGAAAAGATATTGATTTTTTTGTTGAGTTAGAAAAAACTTACCGAGCGCAGTCGGCGAAGCTACAAAAAGCGATTTTTGACTTTTATACAAAATACGCTGAAGGGCACGAAATGACCTATCAAGACGCTATGAAACGCTTGAGGGGTGAAGACCTTAGTGACTATGTGGAAAATGCTCGGAAGTATCGCGAGAAAGCTGAAAGCGATCCGGAATTATTGAACCGTTTAAACGAACAATATTCGGCAGCTCAAGCACTTAGGATTGAAGCCTTACACGCTGAAGCAGTATATCGCGCCGGCGTGCTTGCTGGGGCGCTTCATAAGAGCTTTGAAAAGTATCTATACGACGTGGCAGAATACGCCTATCGAAAATCAGTCGGTGGGCGTGCGGGTGCGGTCAATCGTCCAGTCTTCGAGGAAGTTATCAAGACGCCGTTCAATGGCCGGAACTATTCCGAGCAAATTTGGGGGAATACTGACACGCTAGCGAATAGCTTGAAGAAGGTATTCCGTCAAGGCTTCATTCGTGGTGATAGTCCCCATGAAATGGCGCGAGAAATACGAAAAGAATTCAATGTGGCACGCTCGAGGGCTGAAACGCTTGTCCGAACGGACGCGACAGCAATCATAAACCGCGCAACCATAAAACGATATAAACGTGAAGGCTTGAAATACTATCGGATTTTGGTCGTTTTAGACGATCGGACGACTCAAATTTGTCGGAGAATTGCACAAGAGGACAAATTATATAAACTAGAGGACGCGCAAGTCGGGGTTAATATGCCCCCGTTCCATTATAATTGTCGCTCTACTATTATGCCGGATGAAGGCGAATTAAATGGGGAAGGAGTGGAAGAAAAAAATGATGTTTAATATCTGGGATCTTGTTTCTTGGGTTGCTGGCTTAATCTGTTTTTCTGTTTTAGTTTTGGTAGGTTGGGCTATCATTGCCGGATTGATTGACGGAATTAGACAAGCAAATAAAGAACGTTCAAATAGATAAGGAGGTGATCCGGTATCTTGACAAGCGGGAATAGACCGCTTTTTTTGTTGTCCAGACTATGCGGAAGACTTTAAAAGCTGCATTGTTTCGCCGCCGGGCGTAAAACGAGAATATCGATTGATGGCGTAACCATCGGAGGAAATAAATGTCAGAAAATACACACGCAACCGTTGAAACTGAAGCTATTGAGCAAGACGTCACTCAAGAAGAACAAGTTGAAACTAAGAAAGAGAAAACGGAACGAACCTTTACACGGGCAGAAATTGGTAAAATGCTAGCGGCTGAACGTGCGAAGTGGGAAGACGAACAAGCGGAAATTATCGAACAAGCGAAAAGCGAAGGTGAACGCTTGGCTAAAATGACAAAAGACGAGCGCGCAAAAGAAGAAGAAGCGCGACGAATTCAAGCAATCGAAGAACGTGAGCGCGTACTTGCTGAAAAAGAAATGCGAGTAGCAACTCAAACGCTTTTGAGCGAAGAAGGATTGCCGGTTGAATTCTTGGATTTTGTTATTTCTGAAACGGCGGAAGTCACCAAAGAGAAAATCGGACTATTACGTTCGGTATTCGATAAAGCGGTAGAAAGTCGCGTCGATGAACGCTTGGCACAGAAAGCACCACGAAAAGGGACTGGACCGGTATCGCTGACAAAAGCTGAAATTATGGCGGTTGAGGACGACGAACAACGTCAAGCCTTAATTGCTGCAAACATTGGACTATTTAAAAATTAGAAAGGGCTAAAATATGGCTGAAAATAAATTAACAACTATGAACGACTTAGGCGAAATTAAGTCTATTGATTTTGTCAACAAGTTTTCTAAAAATATCAACGACTTGCTTCGTCTTTTGGGGGTTACACGTCGTCAAGAATTGACAAATGACCTTAAAATTCAAACGTACAAATGGACGACTGATATCGATAACACGGTAACGGCTGAAGGTGAAACAATTCCACTTTCAAAAGTAAGTCGTGCGAAAGATCAAGAATATACTGTAACATGGTTCAAGAAACGCCGTGCGGTATCTGCTGAAGCTATCGCCCGTCACGGTGCGTCACGCGCTATTTCCGAAGCTGATACACGTCTTCTTCGCGAAATTCAAAACGGAATCAAAGAAGACTTCCTAACTTACCTTAAAAAGACAAAAACTAAAGTTAAAGGCAAAAGCTTGCAAGAAGCGCTTGCGCAAAGCTGGGGTAAACTAACGACTGTAAACGAGTTTGAAGGTTCTCCGCTTGTATCATTCGTAAACCCGCTTGACGTTGCGGAATACCTCGGAAATACTCCGGTCGCTTCTGACGCTTCAAATGTTTTCGGATTTACACTCTTGCAAAACTTCCTCGGAATGCAAAACGTTATCGTTATGCCATCATGTCCAAAAGGTAAGATTTACACAACAGCCGTTGAGAATTTGGTATTCGCGTACCTAAACGTTGCTAACGGTGACTTGGGCGGATTGTTTGCAGACTTCACAGATGAAACTGGCGTGATTGCTGTAAGTCGTGACCGTCACTTGAACAACCTTACTTTTGAATCTGTATTCTTTGGGGCTAACGTTCTTTTTGCTGAAATTCCAGACGGCGTGGTTGAGGCTACAATCGAAGCACCAGCAGTCGCAGCATAATCTAAGAGGTAAACGATGGCAGCTATTGAACTAGAAAAAGTAACGAAAGAAATTCGTTTATTGAAAGGAATTCCGGAAAGCGACAAAGAGCAAGACGAACTTTTGGCCTTAATTGTGAAGGATAGTTTCGAGCGTATTATCGCGTTCGTCAACCGCTTTTCAGACTTTCCATTGGCAGAATTGCCGGATAGCGTAAGTTATATTCTTCGTGATGTGGCTGTCAGTCGATTTAACCGCTTAAATTCTGAAGGGGCAACCGCTGACAGCGAAGAAGGCCGGAGCTTCACTTGGGAAGACAGCTATCTAACAGATGATAACAAGGTGATTTTAGAAAGCCTAGCAGTCAAAAATCGCGCCCGTGGAATCGCTAGATTTATTTAAAAAGGGGGCGCGTATGATTTATAATGATCGCGTTGTTTTGATTTTTGAAACACGTCCGACTGATGAATTATTTGAAAAAACGGGGAAACGTAACAGCTCCCCGATACCTTGTATGAAAAATGCCATGTCAAACTATGAAATGGTGGGGCTTTTTGGTAAGTACGACTTCGACGCGTTCAAGTTGCACTTGCAAGGTATCCACAAGGATTTTTCCGAAGTGATTTATAAAGGTCGTAAAATGAAAATCAAAGGCAAAAGATACCATCATAATAGCACGGTGATTTATTTATGAGTTTTACTTATAAAGTTAAGGGGCTTGATAAGTTCATTCGTCGCGTACAAGGTAAACCAAAACAGGCAAGGCGGGCAGTAAGCGCGGAGCTTCAACGTTCGGCCTTACGGGTTGAGCGTAAAGCTAAAATGAAAGCAGCAGTCGATACCGGATTCATGCGGAACGGTATCTTTGTTGCTAGAGTGGGTATGTTACGGTATAAAGTAACGTCCCCCGCTGGTTATTCCGTCTATGTGGAGCTTGGAACGCGTAAGATGAAGGCACAACCTTTCCTCGGTCCGGCATTGAAAGAAGAAAGTGAGGTTCTATTCAAGAATCTTCACAAAATGTTTAGGAGGTGATTTATGACTTTTGAAACACCTTCAGTACAAGCGCTCGCGAATATTCGCGAAAAGTTAAAGCCGTTAAACCTTCCGATTTATTTCAATCTTCCAGAACCGGAAACGCTAGAGCCGTTTATCGTTATCGGTCAAACGAGCTCGGACACGTCGAAGACAGTCCAAACGGGGCTGATTATCGAGGATTTAGGCGTTCAGGTGGATATATTCCTTCCGGGCGATGAAAGTCGCGGAGAGGTCGAAAGAGTGCGCTCTGAAGCTATCAGGCGTATCGGAAGAAATTCGAGAATGGCTACAAATGTATTAAAAGATAATACAGTAGGCCGTGAGGTCTATCATATCGTTTTAAATTTAACAGAAATAATTTATTAAAAAGGAGTTTTAAAATATGGGTGAAGCAGAAGACAAGGCAAAAATTAAAATTACGATTGCGAAGCCAATCGTAGGTAAAAAAGTATTTTACTTTATTCAATCAATTCACGCAGAAAAAGGCATGGGAGCAATGCTTCCGGCTTATCGTAAAGATGGCTCTACTACTATGGGTGGGGAATACATCGACGAGCAAACACAACAAGGGCGTTTGCTTGAAAAAGCAACCGACGAGCACTCTATCGAGTTGTCTCAATACTTCGCGCCTAAAGATCCGTCAGTTCAAATCGTGCTTGACGCACAAAAAACTGGTGAGTCATTGAAGATCTGGCGCGTTATCGTTGACGAGTCAGTCAAAGACTCTTCAACAGGTAAGGACACTTATCCAGCTCAATTCGGTTATGGTAAAATTACCGACGATATCGAATTTGACGACGCAATCGATGGATTTACTGAACTTAACTATACAGTCGGAATCGTTGGGCGTCTTCGCGACGGAAAATTCCCGCTTTCAACCGAAGAAATTAATATGCTTAACGAAGTATATGATTACCAAAATCCGGGCGAAACAACTGGCGATTACAACAACATCACACGCTAATTTTTCAAGCAAGAGGGCCGTCAAAAGCCCTTTTGCTTTTATTTTTTTAACCAAAAGGAGTATAAACTATGGAATTTACAGTCGGAAGCCGTGCAATCGAAATTAAATTTGATTATATGCTTATGTTTAAAGTCAATCGTGAATTATCAAGTCGCGACGACAACGGACAACCAAACGAGGACGGCGTGGGCGCTTTATTCCTTCGAGTAGTTGAGCGTAACGATTCAGCTTTGGTTGATTTAATCAAGTTATGCGCGTCTAAGAAAGCGAAAGCTATTTCAGACGAGGAAGCATTGACAGCTATTTCAGCTAAATTGGAAGAATTGGACGCGACAACTACCGAGCCTATCTTTAAAGCTATTGAAGAAGAAATGGTGGATTCAGGTTTTTTCAACGAAAAAGTTTTGAAGTATATCGAGAAGCTCGAATTGGCCTTGAAGTATTTGAAAGTGAAAGCAGAAACAGCACAAGATCAAGCAACGGCACAATTCCAGATCGAACAAACGGAAGCACAAATTGGAAGGTTGAAGAACGCAATCTCTTAATCGAGTGCGCCCGATTAGGTCTAACAGATACACGAATCATTTATTCTTGCAGCAAAAGGGAGCTTGATGCGATTCGCGAAGGTCTATACTATCGCAGTATTGAAGAAAGAGAAAATCTTGTCGAGCTTGCTTTTAATTTACGATACACGCTTAATGCTAAAAAAGCGGAAGTAAGTAAATTGAGTAAGAAAAAGGACCGTGACAAAGTTAGACGCTTATTCAGTCCAAAAGACAACGACAATAGGAATAACGAGGATTTACTTGCGAAAATCGAACGATTGAACGAGCATTTCCGAAATAGACATTAAAAAAAGAAAAAGGAGGTGAAGTGATGGCTTTTGATGGCTCAATCGAAGCCCTTATTGGTGCGGATTTAACCGAATACGATAAGGCGATGAACGAGGTCGTGAATTCAACTAAAAAAGCGTTTGAAACGGCCGCGCAATCTGCTTCTAAAAGCGCCAATCAGATGATTCGCGAAGTTGGGGAATTAATGAACCGACTAGCAAACAATAATCAATCGTTAGGCTCTAAAATCGGTCAAGGTCTGACTGGTGGGTTAAAAATCGCTATGGGTGAGCTTCAGCGTATCGCTTCAAACATTGGCGCAAAATTGCCCGAACCCTTGAGGAATGGCCTTATCCGTCTATCAAATGATATAAAAGGCATTTTTGGGACGATGAAAAACGAAATTTTATCGTTCGGTTCAAAAGTTAATTCAGGGTTTAAAAAAGCGTTTAGTTTTGATATCGCAAACGCGATAAAATCACCAAAGAGCGCTTTTGCAGAAATGGCGAACAGTATCGATTCGATGGCGACACGAATCAGCTCGAAAGCTCATTCAATCGGTTCGGTATTTGCGAATTCTGCTCAAAATATGAGTGGACCTTACAAGTCCGCGTTTAATGACATTGCCAATAGTTTAGCAGCTTTCGAGGCTCGCGTTTTATCGGCAGCGCAACGAGTGACAAGCTCGCTCGGTCAAAGGGTTTTAAACCCTATCAATTCTTCATGGTCTAGCTTGTTTTCAGGATTGACGACGAAAGTAAACAGCTTCGCGGATCGAGTTAGTAACTCCTTCGGTGGGCGTTTGTTATCAGCAACGAACAAACTCGCGACACAAGTCGGAGGCTCGCTTGGAAATGCGTTTCAAACAACCGGACAGAAAGCCGTTAGTGCTTTAACTGGAATTGTAAGCCATACAAACAGCGCTACAAGTGCTTCTAGTGGGTTATTGAAACAAGTTATCGGAGTTGCTGCTGCATATAAGGCTTTTGATCTTGGAAAGCAAGCAATCAAGAGCACCGTTTCAAAAGCGGCCGAGTTCGAGGCTAAAATGAGCAATATCAAGGCTGTTACTGGTGAAAGCGCGGAAACGATGAAGAAATTCAACGACGCAGCTATTAAAGCCGGGGCAGATACAGCCTTCTCAGCAGCAGAAGCAGCGGACGCCGTGGGTGAACTAGCAAAAGCTGGGGTTTCCACGCAAGACATCCTAAATGGTGGACTTACCGCGTCGCTAAACCTAGCAACCGCCGGGGAGCTCGACTTGAAGGAAGCGGCGGAAATTACTTCGACAGCTTTAAACGCGTTCAAACGTGACGGTATGAATGCAACGCAAGCAGCAAACCAACTAGCGGGAGCGGCGAACGCTTCAGCGACAGACGTCCACGAATTGAAGTACGGGCTTTCTATGGTCGCGCCGGTAGCTTCAGGGCTTGGTTTATCATTCCGTGATACCACAAACGCCCTCGCAGTATTCGCGCAAAACGGACTTAAAGGTTCAGACGCCGGGACATCGCTCAAGACAATGCTTATGAACTTGCAACCTTCAACAAAAGGGCAATATCGAGCAATGCGCGAACTCGGAATCATAACCGATGAAGGAGCGAACCTATTCTTCACGGCAGAAGGAAAAATAAAATCATTCGCGGAAATTTCTCAAGTTTTGAAAGATAAGCTGGGAGGTTTAACAGACGCAGAAAAACAAATGGCCTTGAAGACGTTATTCGGTACGGACGCGGTGCGTGCTGCAACTATCGCAATGAACGAGGGCGCAGATGGCGCAAACAATATGCAAGCCGCTATCGATAAAGTCACAGCTTCGCAAGTAGCGGCGGAAAAATTGAACAACTTAAAAGGGGCTATCGAGGCCTTGAGTGGTTCGTTTGAAACGTTACAAATTAAGGTCGGAACGGCAGTATTGCCGGTGCTTACAACGTTAGTAAAATATGTTGATAAGTTAGTGGATAAAATTTCCAACTCTAAAGGTTTACAAACATTCCTTGACGCTCTAAACTCATTGAATCCAGCTCTTAATCAGTTTTTGAACGGGACAAAAATGACCGAGCAACAAGCTAAGAAATTTGAAAGCGTGATGGTTAGACTAAAACCAGCTATCGCTGGGGTGGTAGGTGCTTTCGCGTTTGGTCCGGCGGTTAGCAATCTTACCTCACTCTCTAAGGGTTTGGGGTTTGTTGCTTCTAAAACGCTAGAATTCGGAAGTGTTACAGCGGGTAGTTTACAAACAGCTAGCGGTTTAGTATCTAACTTCACGGGTAAAATGGCGGGAGTTCCGGGGGTTATCGGAAGTGCTGCTTCACAAGGTCTTTCGATTTTAAGCATGATGACAAGCGGAATTTCTTCAGTTATGGGAATCGCCCTTGCTGCTATTGGTCCAGCAGCTATTCTCGGGCTTGTTGTCGCTGGTTTAGGTTTAATCAATAGCCAATTCGGGCAACAAATAGATCAGTTACTAAACACAGTAACGACTAAAGGACCACAAATTATTCAAAATCTTGTTACGGGTATCACGTCACAAATTCCGGCACTTATCGCTTCCGGTGCGGACTTAATCGCAAAACTAGCGCAAGCATTCGCGACAATGTTCCCGGTTATCGTTGACGCGGGAATTCAGCTTATCGCTAGCTTAGTGCAAGGGGTGGGGCAAAATTCCAGCTCTTTAATATCTTCAGCGATAACGATTATCGGAACGCTTGTAAATACGTTGCTATCAGCATTACCGCAATTGCTTTCTATCGGTATGCAATTACTGGTAAACGTGACACAAGGTATTTTGCAGAATATCCCGCAATTACTTTCAACAGCTCAACAAATTGCGACGAACTTTATCAATAACTTGCAAGCGAATTTCCCTCAGATTTTAGAACAAGGGATTCAAATTTTAATGAATATCGTAAAAGGTATCGTTCAAGCGTTGCCGACGATTATTCAGATTGCGACACAAGTTATTATCGGATTTATCCAAACAATTCTCCAAAACTTACCGGCTATTTTGCAAGGTGGTATTCGTTTAATCGTTACATTGGTTCAAGGTTTAATTCAAGCCTTACCACAGATCGCGCAGAGTGCGGTTCAGATTGTCGGTCAATTTATCAACGGGCTCGCTCAAGCCTTGCCGCAACTTATTGTGGCCGGTTGGCAATTAATTGTCCAACTCGCAATGGCGATTATTAAGGGCTTGCCAAACATCGTCAAAGCAGCTTGGGATATTATCACGGGATTCGGTAAAGCATTGCTCGAGTTCATTCCGAACGCTCTTAAAGGCGTAGGTGAAGCAGTAGGGAACTTCTTCGGGGGGCTCTGGGACTTTATTTCCGGCAAGTCTGAAGAAGGCGGAGCGAAGGTTCAAGCGGCAATCAATACGACGTCAGACAATATCGAAGCTCGAAGCGGAACGACAACAGCTAAAATCACAGCAGACGCTTCCCTTGCGAATACGGGCGTAAGCACGAATTACCAACAAATGCAATCGAGCGTTAGCACGTCCACGGACGCTATGTTAATGGACGTCAATAATAATATGCTTGGTATTACCGATAGCGCTACGACTCAAACTACGACAATGCAGCAAAATGTTTTGTCTAACTTTGGTCTTATGAACGAAAACGGGACTTCGCTAACTCAACAATTCGCAACAAATAGCGATAAGGCGTTTACACAAGCGCAAACAAACGCAACGGCGCAGACAAGCACCATGAATTCAAACGTTGTTTCAAATGTTAGTGATTTAAACGCGAACGCAAGCTATCAACTAGATCAGTTACTTAATAATGCCAACGCAAGCACAACCGGAGTATCGAGTACCGCGAACAAGAACGCTTCTATTGCAAATTCTGGAGTTGTTTCCAATTTCCAACAAATGCAAGCGGGCGCAACAGCCGCGACAAATACGTTAGCAAAAAGCGCGGAATCTGATTTCAATCGCGTTTCAAAAAGCGCGGAACAATCAAGCACGCAGTTATCACAATCGATTGCGAAAAATTATCAAGAAATGCAAAATACCGTTACAAAAGCTATGCAAACGACAGGACAAGCGGTTCAAACTGGACTTGATAAAATTTCACAAGTTAGCAGTCAAAGCGGTGCGCAGATGGTTAAAACGTTCAATGATACGTTTAAAAATGTTACAACAAGCGCAACAAGCGCAATGAGTTCTTTTGCTAGCACAATGCAAACGGGAATGTCTCGCGTTATGTCGCTAGCTTCTAGTGCGAAAAGCAACATTGCCGCAACGTTTGGAAGCCTTCCGGGCTTATTGAGTAACGTCGGTTATAATGCCGGTGCCGGTCTATATAATGGTCTTGCCTCAATAGCTGGTTCTCTATATTCGCTAGCAAGTAGAATCGCTTCAAATATTGCTAGAACTATGCGTTCAGCTCTCTCTATCCATTCGCCATCACGGGTTATGGATAAGATAGGGGGCTTCACGGGTGAAGGGCTCTATAATGGTATGTCTAAATGGGTGAAAGACATTAACGACGTATCGAAACAATACGCGCAAGCTATCACGGATCAAGATTACCAAACAAACAGCGTACTCACTACGTCAGCAAGCGTCACAAGTGCGGGCGTTCGTTCTTCACTTGAAAACTTGAGCGACGACGTTAAGAACTCGCAATTATCTGAACGTAAGTTTGAAGTCCATAACGAAATTGTGGGCGACAAGATTTATACAACAATCAAAGAGAAAGACGCTAGAAAACAAGCACTTTCTGAATATTTCGCGTAAGGGGGACTCATGGATTTATTGATTGAAAAAGACGGCCAGATTCGGAGATTGTCCGATCTAGGCTTATATAATATCACGGTCGATGATTCTTCCCCGGCCGTGGATATTTCGACACGAACGGTAAAAGGTCGCAATGGTCGAATTTTCGACGGCTTGACCTATACCGAAAAAACAATAGAAGTAAAAGCAAGGCTTACCGTCCCAACGATGGAAGCCTTTTTTGATAAAAAAGACGAATTAAACCGGTACGTCTTGGGGGATGATGGTTTTTACATTACCAAAATGCACCCCGAACGCGATGATTTATACGAGTTCGAGTTAGCCGGACAAACAACGGGCGAATTAAACCTCGGAACGATACCTCATAGAGCTTGGAAATATCGTTATAAGGTCGTCAATAATGGTTCGGTTGAATATGAATTCATCGGAAAATCTTCTGCTGGATTGAAATATAACGTTTCTTTTGGTTTTGTAACCGCGGAATTACCGTATGGTGAAACAGTTCCGAAAGATATCACACTTTCAACAAATACGTTTGATTATGCGGGAACGGCTACACTTAGTCAGTTAGAAGTCCCGTTTATTGTTGAACTGACAGCAAACACTCAACAAACGAATTTCTTCCTTGAGATTGACGGGCGACGATTTACATATAATCACGCTCAAACGCCTATCCAAGCGGGCGACAAGTTAAAACTAAAAGGAATAGAAACACAACTATTTACTGGTTCTACTGGTGATAATGTCAATAATCGGACGAATTTTGAGTATTTCGTGATTAAACCGAAAGCGAATAAAAAAATCCCGTGGTCTTCAAATTTTAAAGGCGCAATCAAGATAATCGGATTTAAGGAGCTATACAAATAGGAAGGAGGGAAACATTGCTTACATTTTACAATGAAAAAGGCGAAGGTTTTGGAGCACAAGTTGAATTCACGGTAAAAAACGCCGTAAACGGTGAGCGTTCCGTTTCGGGCACTATTATTTCAAATGATAATGTTTTATTCGGAATTGACCGTGGCTGGAAATTTGAGCTTGACGGTGAATTTTTTACTATCGTTTATGCCAAGCCTCGGGACGAGGGGCACAATCTTTCCGTTTCCTTCGACGCCGTTCACCAATTCTTTTATGACTTCGAGCATTCAAATTGTTATACCGAATTCAACGGATCACATCGTTTTGAAGTGTATATTGAAGCCATCTTTAAAGATAGCGGTTATCGATATCAGATTGAGCCAAGCGTAAGAGTGAATTCTATTCGTAAGGAGAACTTCGGAAACGCCAAGCGCTTAGAAATGTTTAAAGATATTATTAAAGCTGCTGGCCTCGAGTTTTCAGTTTCCGGAAAAGTCGTCTTAATTACTAAAAAAATCGGCGCGGATCTTTCGACGGTCGTCCGGAAAAATTTCAATATGAATGAACTAGTGATTGAAAAGAATATCAACAAGTTCATTACATATAAACGCGGACTCGGTGCGTGGAAGGATGAAGAAGACCATAGCAAAGGTCGATATACGTCGGAATATGAAAGTCCACTCGCTCACATTTATGGACGCATTGAAGGCGAACCAGTAACGGATGAACGTTATAAAGATACTGGCAAGTTGTTAGAACGCTTAAAATTTGAAGTGGATAACTCATACTCGATATCAGTCCAGCTTGATATGGAAGATTTAACCCGAGCCGGTTATCAATACACGCAACCGCGGGCGGGCGATTATATCATGGCTATTAACGAAACGATTGGATTCCGTGAAAAAATTCGGATTGTTTCGTTTGAAAGTTCTTATGACGTCACGGGGCGCTTGATTAACCATAAAGTGACTTGTAACGATATCGGAAGCGTTCAAAAACAGATAAGCTCTGAAGGCTCAATTATTCGCAGCGTGGGACAAAGTAAGGAATTCGCAGAAAGCGCTCTGGCGGTCGCTACAAAGGCGCTTGTTAGTGCGGATGGCAAGAATACGGTCTATTATGGCGCAACTAAACCAAAAGACGAGCCAATCGGGACAATAAGGCGTGGTGATATTCTTTACTTGACCGCTGGCGAAGATACAGAAATGTATATCTGGAACGGGGCGGAGTGGGAGCTTAAAAAATTAAAACTTGATACAACGGAACTTGAAAAAGAATTCGATAAAGTCAAGAAAGCAGCAGAACAAGCAAGCGAAGAAAGCAAAGCAAAAGCAGAAGAAGCTTTGAAAAAAGCTGGAGTTAGTGAAGATTTAGCGAAAGAAGCTAAAATAATCGCAAACAACAGTTTGAATGAACTAAACGCTGTTAAAGAGATAGCGACAGATAACGTTGTACGTTTAGTTGATTACAAGCAAGACATAAACGGACGAATTACAACACTTGCAAGTCAAATGGCTGGCAAGGTCAATCAGGTTGACTTTCAGCATGTCAAAGAAACTAGCCAACTCTATGAGCGAATTTTAGGTGGTGCTGAAAGTGACGTGTCAAACAACGTTTCACGCATGGTTCTGACTAACCAAGTGTTTCAGACAGAGGTTGGAAAGTATGTCACAGATGATAACAACCTGATTGTTAATTCCATGACAATGAACAAGCACACGTTAGTCGGGAATAATAACCCAAACGCAAGCGTTACTCTCACAGACGGGATATTTACAATCAAGGCTAACGGCTTGACTAGCTATAATTGGTCTGGTTTCACACTTCCTATTTACGTTAAGAAAATTTATCGTGACGAAACCTATACGCTCGGTTTTAAATACCGTATCAGAGAATATCCAGATGTTTCTTTTGCTTTCAATGTCAAAAACCACGGACTAAACAAAACACTTACATGGGCTAATATTGGTGAGAATAGGCCGCCACTCAACGAATGGCAAGAGTTTCAAAAAACTTTTACCATGCAAGAAGATTTTGCTTTTGGTGAAGACGCAAACTATCCATTTTATATCTTCTTAGCTAAGAATGGCTGGATTGAGTTCAAAGAGCCTATTTTAGTTAGAGGTAGCAGAACAGGAACATATAAGCCTAGCCAATTCGATGACGCTTACAAAAAATCAAACGAGGCTAAAGATCTAGCAGAAAACGCTCAAGCAAAAGCGATTGAAGTAGCGGAGAATGCTAGACAAGCTCAACAGACGGCAGAGGCTACACGGACACAAATGACGCTGTTATCTAATTCATGGTCTGTAAAAGCTCTGAATGGCCCCGGTGACGTGTTAGGCGCTATCAACCTAAACCCTGACGGCTCAGTTAAAATCAACGAGGGTCTAATCTCAGTCGGAGAAAAGACTTACATTAAAGACGGTGTTATTAAAAAATCTATGATTGGTAACGCTCAGATAGGGACATCTCATATCGGAGAAATTGACGCAAACCAAGCTAGAATTATCAATATTTCTGCTAAAAACATTGTCGCAGACGGATTGACAGCTAACATCATCAAGGGCGGTAAGCTATCATCTCTAAACGGCGTTACTGATTTTGATTTGCAGACTGGTTGGATCGAAATGAACAGGGAAGGTGTAGGTATTGTAAACCATTTCGTAGGCAGACCTATTCAATACCTTGTTTTTGGTGCTGGTGCAATTTCCGATAAACCGGGTTCATATACCGCTCTAATGTCTAATTCAAATGGTAGGATAAACATGGATGACGGCTCTGCTGGTATTCAAATATGGAATACAAACGACAATACAACAGCCGTCAATTTATATGGTGATGAAATAGCTATGATGTATAATGCGAACGACCCCAAAGGAATTATATTTGATAATGTCAAAAATGAAATTAGAAATGTTGAGACATTGAAGATAAATAATACAATTTGGATAAAAGGTACAAATCTAGTACAATTATTCGATTTAATCGATAAGAATTTCGCAGGGATTGAAGCTCATTTTAAACGCAACAAACTAGGATCACCGGGACGTTATGGCATCAGAATTTAGAAAGGTATTTTATGAACACAGCAGACAAAGTTATTAACGACTTAGCAATTCAACTTGCAAACAAGACGATTGAATGCGCAAATTATAAAGCACTCTATGAAGAAGCGCAAGCACAACTTCAACAATTACAAGCACAAGCAGAAAAAACAGAAGAAAAAGAGGAACAATAATATATGACATTTAAAGTAGTAAACAAATACTTACAAGAAAATAACCGCACATTCGTAGCTATTCGTCAAGAAGCACCATACACAGCTTTTGACCGTGTATTGATTGGTGACCGTGTGAACGAAACAGATGAAGTTCTTATCCAAGCTGTACTCGGTCAAGTGGCTACTGAGCTAAACCCAGCCGATGGCGTGAAGAAACTTCAAGAAGATTTGCAAACACAAGCGCAAGAATACGAAGCTAAACTTGAGCAGAAAGATGCTAAGATTGCGGAAGTAAAAGCAGTTGCAGATTGGGCGGTATTGGCTCGTGTTACTGACACAGACAATCCTCTAGATCCAACAGTATTCAAGCGTGGTCTTGAATTGGTAGATCTTGGTCAAACTGGTAAGACTTACCAACCACAAGAGATTTTCGCTCTTGAAAATCCTAACCACGTTGAAAAATTCCAAGAAGGAAAACGTGTCATGATTCAAGTCAACGAACCATTCACTTATCAAGGTCAGACATTGGAACAGTTGCAAGAATTATACCAAAACGGCAAGTTAGGCATTTGGAAATGGACTGAACCAAAACAAGAAAAACCTTCTAGCGAGTTAGATACTCAACCTGTTCAATAGTCATCCATTTTAGAAAGAGGGTGGTTAGATTGGAATTTCTAACTTTAATAGATAAACTTACGCCCGTTTTAGTCGTTATCATTCCAAGCTACTTTTCATTTAAGAGTACAAAAACTTCTAAAGAAGCTGACAAACGCCTTGAGGGTCTATCTAATAAGATAGATACCCTCGAAAAGTCAGTCTCAAGCGTGGAAGAGATTGGAAAAGATAACCAACGAAACTTGACGATTATCGGGAAAGGCTTGCAACGGTTACAGCGTTTTCGATTGCAAGAGAATTTGAAAAAAGCAATAAGGCGTGGAAAGACAAGTCAGCATGAAATTGAAGAACTTTCACGACTTTATGAAAGTTATGTTGAGTTAGGCGGAAACGGTGCTATCAAAATATTGTTTGAGAAATTTCTCAAACTAGAAATCAAAGAGGAAAATGATGATGAATAAAATTAACTGGTTAGTACGACTTAAAAATAAAAACTTTTGGCTTGCCTTAGTACCAGCTATGGCACTACTTGCACAAGCATTTGCGAATATCTTTAATTTTTCACTAGAGTTTGGCGACACAGTTGATAAAATTCTAGTGTTTATCAATGTTTTATTTGCGTTTCTTGTATTGGTTGGTGTTGTCAATGATCCGACAACCGCCGGACTTTCAGATAGTGAAAGAGCGTTAACTTATACAGAACCTAAGAAAGACTAGAAAAGGGAAGCCATAAGGCTTCCTTTTTGATTTTTAAATGAAAGGGGGCAACCTTTGAAAAAAGTTATTAAACGACAAACTGGCGTTTGTGTTGACGTTCGGGACGGCTTGAATAGAGTTAAAGAAGAATTTTATAGCCATGATAAAAATAACGCTTATATCGAACTGAAATTGAACGGTTTAAACGCTGAAAAAGTTATCGTTTTATTCAAATTTAAAACAACTAATCGGCTTCTGGAAGTTGCGGGGACAGTCGAAGACAACCTTGTATCTATTCCATTCGATACAGCTTTAATCACGACAGATGAAATCGTGGACGGGTTCGTTTATGCTGAAAAAGTCGTACAATCGGCAGATATTCTTAAATTCTCGTTTGGGGTTCGTGTTTCAGAAATTGATAAACATAGCGAATTGCCCGTTATCGAGAAAGAAACGAAAAGAATTGTCGCTGTAACTGATATTGTAACAAAAGCTGAACTAGAAGAAGCGCTAAAGAATATTCATGTCGAGGGTGCAACTTTTGACGACTCGAAAATCATTCAACGTTTACAAGCACTTGAAACTAAACCAGAAATTGATACAAGCAACTTTGCAACTAAGCAAGAGTTACAAAATATCTCACTAACTCCCGGACCAAAAGGCGACAAGGGAGAAACTGGAGAGCGTGGACCAATCGGACCACAAGGTTTACAAGGTATTCAAGGACAAACCGGACCTAAAGGGGACGCTGGTGAGCGTGGACCTCAAGGTGATACTGGACCTAAAGGAGCGGACGGGCTTCAAGGACCTACCGGACCTATTGGACCTCAAGGTTTGCAAGGTGAACGAGGTCAAGACGGACAAGCTGGACCAAGGGGCGAACGTGGAGAACAAGGACCTATCGGACAAACTGGACCGCAAGGGCCTATTGGTTTAACTGGTCCAAAAGGTGCTGATGGTCGTGACGGTGTAGGAATTCCTCAAAAATTGAGCATTGAAGGGAACACCCTCATCTTATCCGATGGCGGAGGAAATGTTACGCTTCCAACATCAACAAGTAGCAATACTGGACAAGTCAACGAGTATGAAATCCACGGGACTGGTACGCCTAACGGTAAAGTAACCGCACCAGTCGGGACAACTTATGTCGATACCGCTGTAACTAATGGCGCTTTGAAATGGATAAAACGAACTGGTAACAACAATCAAGGCTGGGAAGTCTTGACTGGTGACACAGGTTGGAGAACTTTAAATATTAAATCTAAACTCGGAAACTCATTCTTGAAAGTTAGACGAAGAAATGATTTAGTTACTTACCAATTCGGCGGATTGAGTTGGGGTTGGTTCGGTGTCATTCGTAGAGGTGGCGTAGGATACGAGGCTCAAGGTAGCGACAAAGAACGAAATTGCTATATTTTAGGATTGAGTGGAGTCCCTCAAGGTTTCAGGTCTGAGGCTAGTTTAATTGGCAGTATCTATAATGACAAGGGCAAACCTTATGGGACTTGGTATCTCGGAGGTTACGGAGACAGCAACATGTTGCGTTTTCAATTTACAGACCCTGTCCCTACTGACCGTGACATCGGAGATATCCGAGTAAGTTCTATCTCGTATCTCACGAGTGAGCCTTGGCCTGGCGTTTTACCATAAAAGAAAGGAAAAAACAAATGAAAAAAAACGACTTATTCATCGATGTTTCATCACACAATGGTTATGATATTACAGGTATTTTATATAGCATGGGTACAACCAATACTATTATTAAAATCTCAGAAGGTACAAGTTATATAAATCCTTGCTTGTCTTCTCAAGCATCACAATCTACGCCTGTTGGTTTTTATCATTTTGCTTGGTTTGGTGGTGATGCTTATCAAGCAGAAGCAGAAGCTAATTTCTTTTTAGAGAATGTTCCACAAAGTGTAAAATACCTTGTGTTAGATTATGAAGATCACGCTAGTGGTGATGCACAAGCTAACACAGATGCTTGTATCAGGTTCATGGATGTCATTAAGGATGCTGGATATGAACCAATCTATTATAGTTATAAGCCTTTTACACTAAGCAATGTGTACTATGAACAAATTATTGCTAAATATCCTAATAGCTTGTGGATTGCCGCTTACGGTTTAAATGATGGTAATGTAGACTTTAACTACTTTCCAAGCATGGACGGCATCCGTTGGTGGCAATACTCTTCAAATCCATTTGATAAGAACATTGTAATGCTAGATGATGAGGTTTCAGTAGAAACTGGTTGGAAGAACAACGATAAAGGCTATTGGTATGTTCGTTCAGACGGCTCTTATCCTAAAGAGCAATTTGAAAAGATTGACGGAACTTGGTACTACTTCGACGGTTCGGGTTATATGCTTTCTGACAAATGGAAGAAGCGCCCAGACGGAACTTGGTACTATTTCGACAAGTCAGGAGAAATGGCTACTGGATGGAAGAAGATTTCCGAAAAATGGTATTATTTCAATCCTGAAGGTGGCATGAAGACTGGCTGGGTCAAGTACAAAGATACTTGGTACTATCTAGACGGTAAAGAAGGTAACATGGTATCTAATACCTTTGTTAAATCTGAAAAAGGCTGGTACTATCTCAAAGAAGATGGCACACTTGCTGATAAACCTGAGTTCACAGTTGAGCCTGACGGCTTGATCACAACTAAATAAAATAGAAAGAACAAAAATTTAATTACACTTGACCGCTGGCGTTTGCTGGCGGTTTTTTTGTTTTCTATGGTAAAAAAACGTGTTATAATAGAAGCTGCTATAAAGTGAAAAAGTGTATTTTTGCTAGAAATTATCGTTGGTTTTATTTCGATAAGGGGCACAAAAGGGGCAAAAATTCCGTTAAATGTCGAAAAAATACGAAAAAGTATTTTTTAGGAAAAGCGAAAATCCCTTTAAATATTCACTTATTGTAAACTATTGTATTTTATGGTAAATCTATTTAGAAACGAGATTGATTTGTATGAGAAAATTCAATAGCCACTCGATACCGATACGGCTTAATTTGTTGTTTGCAATCGTCATTTTGCTCTTTTTAGCAATTATTGGTCGTTTGCTTTATATGCAAGTTCTTCATAAGGATTTTTACGAAAACAAACTAGCTTCTGCTAGTCAAACTCGTGTAACTATGGGTTCTGCTCGTGGAGAAATCTATGACGCGGCAGGAAAGCCTTTGGTTCAAAATACCGTTAAGCAAGTTGTTTCCTTCACACGAAGCAACAAGATGACTGCAGCTGATCTAAAAGACATTTCTAAAAAATTGTTGGACTACGTAACAGTTACTTCTCCAGAGTTGACTGACCGTCAAATGGCTGACTACTATTTGGCTGATACCGAAGTTTATAAGAAGACAGTCGAAGCTCTTCCAAAAGATAAACGGTATGATTCAGATGGCAATCAACTTTCTGAATCTGAACTCTATAATAATGCTGCTGAGAGTATTGCAGTGAATCAGCTGAACTATTCTGATGATGAAAAGAAGGCAATCTACCTCTTTAGCCAACTCAATTCAGTAGAAAATTTTGCGACAGGGAATATCCAAACCGATCCTTTGACGGATACGCAGGTAGCTCTGATTGCATCTGCTTCTAAGAAATTGCCAGGTATTTCTATCTCTACTTCATGGGATCGAAAGGTTTTAGAAACCTCACTTTCATCTATTGTTGGAACTGTTTCTAGTGAAAAATCCGGACTTCCAGCAGAAGAAGTGGATGCGTATTTGAAAAAAGGTTACTCGCTCAATGACCGTGTCGGGACTTCTTACCTTGAAAAACAATACGAAGAAGTCTTGCAAGGTAAACGGACTATCAAGGAAATCCATTTGGACAAGCACGGAGACATGGAGAGCGTAGAGAATATCGAAGAAGGTAGCAAGGGTAAAAACATCAAATTAACCATTGATTTGACCTTCCAAGATAGTGTTGATAGCCTCTTGAAGAGTTATTTCAATTCCGAACTTGCAAATGGTGGAGCCAGATATTCTGAAGGTGTCTATGCAGTAGCCCTCAATCCTAAGACAGGTGCTGTATTAGCCATGTCAGGAATGAAGCACAATGTAGAGACTGGAGAGCTGACCACGGACTCACTCGGAACTGTCACCAATGTCTTTGTTCCAGGGTCTGTTGTTAAGGCTGCAACTATCAGTTCAGGTTGGGAAAATGGGGTCTTGTCAGGAAATCAAACCCTGACAGATCAACCAATCGTCTTCCAAGGTTCTGCTCCGATCAATTCCTGGTATACTCCTTATTATGATGGTTCTTTCCCGATTACAGCCGTTGAGGCCTTGGAGTATTCATCCAATGCCTACATGGTCCAAACTGCTCTCGGAATCATGGGACAAACTTATCAGCCGAATATGACAGTAGGAACCAACAATCTTGAATCTGCAATGGGAAAACTTCGTTCAACCTTCGGTGAGTATGGTTTGGGCGTGTCTACAGGGATTGATTTACCAGATGAGTCAACAGGATTTATTCCTAAAGACTACGATTTGGCCAACTATCTAAATAATGCCTTTGGGCAATTTGATAATTATACACCGATGCAGTTAGCTCAGTATGTTGCAACTATTGCCAATAATGGTGTCCGCTTAGCTCCTCATATCGTGGAAGGAATCTACGACAACAACGAGCAAGGTGGTTTGGGAGAACTCATTAAGCAAGTTGATAGTACTGAAATGAATAAGATCAATATTTCTGAGTCAGATATGGCCATTCTACAAAAAGGATTTTACCAAGTATCGCACGGGACAAGTGCTCTTACGACAGGTCGTGCCTTTTCAAATGGTGCAGCAGTCTCTATCAGTGGGAAAACCGGTACAGCCGAAAGTTACGTCAATGGCGGCCAAAAAGCCAACAATACCAACGCTGTTGCCTATGCGCCAACCGATAATCCGCAGATTGCGGTTGCGGTAGTATTCCCGCATAACACCAACCTAACTAATGGTGTCGGACCTTCGATTGCTCGCGACATTATCAATCTATACAACCAACACCATCCAATGAACTAGAAAGGAAGCCATGCTTTACCCAACACCTATAGCTAAGCTGATTGACAGTTATTCTAAACTTCCAGGTATCGGGATTAAGACAGCTACCCGACTGGCCTTTTATACCATTGGGATGTCGGATGACGATGTCAATGAATTTGCAAAAAATCTTCTTGCAGCCAAGCGAGAATTGACCTATTGCTCTATTTGTGGGCGTTTGACAGATGATGATCCTTGTTCGATCTGTACCGATCCTAGCCGTGACCAGTCTACGATTCTGGTTCTGGAGGATAGCCGAGATGTTGCTGCTATGGAAAACATCCAAGAATACCACGGACTTTACCATGTTTTACACGGTTTGATTTCCCCTATGAATGGGATTAGTCCCGACGATATCAATCTGAAAAGTCTCATGACTCGCCTCATGGATAGCGAAGTTTCAGAGGTTATAGTGGCCACCAATGCAACAGCAGATGGTGAGGCGACCTCCATGTATATCTCTAGACTTCTTAAACCTGCAGGGATTAAGGTCACTCGTCTAGCAAGAGGTCTAGCAGTAGGAGCAGATATCGAATATGCAGATGAAGTAACGCTCCTAAGAGCTATTGAAAATCGTACCGAACTTTAGTCTGTAAGGATATGGAACAGGCAATTAGTTAGCAGATAAGACTTTAAGAAATCAAGAGACTGGATTTATTTTTAATCCAGTCTCTTTTGTGCTATTCAAGTTTAAAAAAATAAACAAATGTGATATACTAAAAAGCGAGTA